AGTGATGAAGCATGGACATTTATGTTTTATGCAAATAACAACTGGGATATCAATGATGGTGGTGAAACAAAGTTTATTACTAACCTGCAAAACAAAAAAGAAAATTATGAAGGTACAGAATATCCAGAGATAATTGCTATTCCTCCTATTCCAGGTAGAATGCTAATTTGGAAAAGCAACGTATTACATACTGCAACGCCTATGAGAAACACACATAGATTTACACCTACGTTTAAATTTATTAAGTTTTTAAAAGAGAAACATGGTAAGGGCGAAGGCGGTATTGTTATGGGTAGTAAGGAAACTTATCCTTGGCATAAGGAATATGTTCCACCTATGCCTATTACAAGCGAATTACATAACATAGTAAACATTAACGTATATGAAACTAATCTTACTAACGTAGATGATGAACTATTACTAAAAGATATTACTAACGAACAACAAAATAGAATTGACAGCAATCCAGAAGATACACACTATGAAGATATTGTATTTCCTAACACAGATAGTTGTATGCACTTTATGAATGAAGTAGAAGCGGCTGTAAAACAATATACAAATGAAGATTTAGAATTAACAGGAATATGGACACACAAAACAGAACCAAATGGTAGTACTGCATTTCACAGTCATACTAAAAGCAAATGGTCTTTTGTTTATTATCCAGATCACGAGGAAGGGCAAGGCAACTTGCACTTTACAATATTTGTAAATGATATGCCTCGTTTTGAAAAAGAGATACAACCTAAAGCAGGTATGCTCTTAATATTTGATTCAAAGATTTCCCATTATACAGGAAAGAATGTAACGAACAATGATAGATACTCTATCAGTGGTAACTTTAATATTAGGAGTAATAATGATTAAGAAAAAATATTATAGTTGGACAGATGTAGAAAATATGTGTACAAGTATCGTAAATGATATGTACAATGATTTTTGGAGGCCCGACTATATAGTAGGTATTACCAGAGGTGGCAATGTACCAGCAACTATTATTAGTAACATGACTGGCATACGTTGTGAGTCTATCAAGATAAGTTTACGTGATAACGAATCAGGCAGAGCAGGTGATAGTGTTGACTGGATGGCCAATGATGCGTTTGGTGTCTTAGATGGTAAGATTGCATCAGGTAGCCCTACAAGTAAAAAGATTTTAATCGTGGACGACATCAATGACACTGGTGCTACGTTTAAATGGATAAAGAATGATTGGGAGTCAAGACACAATGACCCAGACAAGTGGGCTAGAATATGGGGTGGTAATGTTAGATTTGCTACACTTACAGAAAACCTAGCTAGTAAGTTTGGATCTGTTTCTTACTTCTGTGACGAAGTTAACAAAGCTGAGGAAGACGTTTGGTTAGTTTATCCTTGGGAAAACGTAGGAAAGTATGATTAACATTGGTTGGTGTTGGACAGGAAGTATACCAGAACTATTAGTTGTGGAACCTGAAAGATTTAAAACACCAAAGATAGTAAACAAAGATTATAATAAAAGAGGTGTAATAGATTGTCCTTCTTATCAAGGCTTCTATAGTAACTTATTCCTTTTGAAGTCACCTGTGTCTTTTACTGCTACACCAAAAGATGGTGCAGTTGAAATTTCAAGTGACGAAGTAGATACACAACAATTACAAAATTTAGTTACACTACATCAGCCAAATGAAATGTATGATACAAAAAAGCCTATGTTTCAATTTAATCTTAACTATTTGTTTATAGCAGATGATCCGTGCTTAATGGAAATACTGCCACCGTTTATGCACATGGATAAGTTTCCAGGTGAAGTAATTGGCGGTAGCTATAACATACATAGTTGGATAAGAAGTATTAGTTGGGGATTTGTATTTGCTAACACAAAGACCAAGCTAGTAGTTAAACGTGGTGATCCATTATGCTACGTTAAGTTTACAACACCAAAATTAAATTCATTTGTGCAATTAAAAGAATGTATTCTTACAGATGATATAATAAAAGAATTAGATAGAAAAAGGTTCTTGACACAGTTCAAAAAAGGTGGTATAATAAACTTAATGAGTAGAGCTTTAAAATTAAGACCAAAAAAATTAATTAAGATAAAACCAAAGTTATGAGCGACAACATAGTAAAATTTCCTGATATAAAAGATAGGGTACATATACTACATTTTAAAGTACCAGCAGTTATCAGTATGCACAAAAAAGCTAATAGCGATATAGCATTAGAAATAAGACGTTTGAACGAACACGAAGGTATTGGACAAGCCTGGGTACCTGCAAAGAACATGACAGAAGCAAAAAGAAAATTACACGATATGATTAAGATTACGGAGTGGATAGATGATGCGTGAGGACCTAATGGTACAACAACAGGTTGCTAACTTATGGCAACACTTTGTAGGTGTTATCTGCCTAAATCAAACAGGTAGGATTCAAGTAAAAAGAGTTTTGCCAGAGTTCTTTGATAAATGGCCTACTCCAGAAAAGTATTTAAAGAGCGATAAGAAAACTGTAATAGAAGTAATTAAGAGCTTAGGCTTTTACAATAGACGTGAAAATACTATTAGACAAATGACCAAAGACTTTTTAACTTGGGACGGAGAAGATGCTACTAAACTATATGGTGTAGGTAAGTATGGTTCAGATAGCTATGAATTATTTTATAAAAAACGCATACCTGAAAACGTAGGCGATCACGAATTACAAAGATATATTAAGGAAGAGTTTCATGGAGTTTAGTCAAGTACCTTGGAAAGATGTGTTAATAGACACAAAAGAATTTACTGTATTTAAGGACAAGTATCCTGTTACAGAAGGACACGTTCTTTTTGTACCTAAGGTTGAAGACTGGCAACACTTGACAGCTTGTTTCAAAGCCGCCTACAAATGGGGATATGATTGGGTTGAACGTGGATATTGTGATGCCTTTAACATAGGACAAAATGTAGGTAAAGAAGCAGGACAAAGTGTAATGTATCCACACGTACATTTAATACCAAGACGTTTAGGAGATATGGAAGATCCTAAGGGCGGTGTTAGAGGAGTTATTCCAGAAAAGCAAAAATATGTAGATAAAGATCTAAATAAACGTGAAGGACGTTTTACTACAGAAGAAATAATTGAAGCACAAGAAAGGATCTTAAATACGTAATGAGAATCGCGGCATTAGGTTGTAGTCACACTTGCGGATATCATGTTAAGGATATGCCAGAGGATAAAGTGTTAGATATTAACACTTGGCCTTTCAGTGGCAAGTGGAATGACAATAACTGGGCAGAATTTTATATTAACAACAAAAATGCTGACGGAGTTATATTTGCTAACAGTAGTAATGGCTGGTGGGAATATAGCGAGTGGTTAAGTTTTTTATTTAAGAAGTATGACGACATCAAAGAAGTTGTTGTACAAAATACGTATTGGAATCGTTTTAGATTAAGTATGATGGATCCACCTGATTACGAAAGAATGGTTCCTTTAGACGAACTATATCATTTAGAACACAAAAAAGGTAATATCGACTTGTGGTTGAAAAGACTACACAACGAACAAAAGAACGTGTTTGATATTCCTTTACAATGCTACCCAGAAGACTATTCAAATAGGTTGCATTTTAACGTAAAATTTGATCCAAGGTTTATGATGGACGAGCCTGACCTAAGAGCAGAGCCATATATGAAAGTTAAGACTTGGATGGAAATTATGTCACTTAAAGCACAACGGGAGTGGTTTAAGGAGATGTATATACTGCAAGAGTTATGCAGAAGTAACGGTGCTGAACTTAAATTATTCAGCTTAAACAAATGGACTTGGATACCAGACGAAATGCTTATTCCAAAGTTAAGAAATTCTTTTTATAACTTTGACTACATCCAGGTTGCATCTAATCATGTAGAAGAATGGTTTCTACGTGAAAAACAGGTAGACTTAACTAAAGAAACAATCGACGGGGAACACTTTGGAGAAGATATCCATAAGACGATTGCTTTAGAATATCTACCACAACAATTTGAAAGGAAATCAAATGTCTAATAGAGCAGAAATGATCAAAGCACTCAAGAGCCATGCACAAGGACACATCGACAAACATAAGATGAATGTTGAAGTTTACCTAAATAATAGTGTAGGTATTGGCGAGCATCCGGACGTATTAGAAGCAATCGAAAAAGAACTAGCCGTTATTGCTCAATACATGGATGAATTGGAAGTATTGAACAGATACTTTTCAGAATAAACTTGACAAAAAACCTAAATAAGTGTATACTGTTTAGAGTAATGGCAATCCACTGCCTTAACATCGGAGAATAAGAATGGAAAAAGTAAATGAAATAAAAAAGCGCCTAGAAGACGCAGGTCTGAGATACTGGGCGAATGATAACATCAGTGAGGTATTACAGGAAGGTGATAAGCAACAGTTGATTGAAGAAGCCATTCCTGCTTTTGAAAATGTTTTACAGAAGTTATTAATTGATACAAAGACAGATCCTAACAGTCAAGATACTGCTAGGCGTATGGCTAAGATGTATATCAATGAGATTATGAGTGGTCGTTATGACCCAATGCCTAACCCTAGTGCATTTCCTAACTACATTGAAGGTGGTTATGAAGGTATGTTGGTTGTGCGAAGCGAACTAACTAGTTTGTGTTCACATCATCATCAGACTGTAAAAGGTGTGGCATACATTGGTATCATTGCAGGTCCTAAATTATTAGGCTTGAGCAAATATACACGTATTGCCCAATGGTGTGCAAGACGTGGTACACTACAAGAAGAACTTAATGTTATGATTGCAAATGCAATACAGGAACAGACAGGTAGTGAACACGTTGGTGTGTATGTACAAGCTACACATGGTTGTTGTGAGAACAGAGGTATTAAAGCACATAGTTCTTTAACACAGACTACTGTACTACGTGGAGCATTTAAAGATGATCCAGCAACTAAGAAAGAGTTTATAGACAACGTTAAATTGCAACAGGAACACGCAAAATGATTAGAGAATGGGTAGTTGACGCATGGAACGGTATTATGAATTACGAACGTAATCCGTTAAGGCATATTCCGGACTTACAGGTTAGACATATGGTGATGCAGGTATTAGCATTCATGTGGTCAGGTGTATTTGCTTTACTAATAGCAGATAGCATTACAGTTTTTGCTTACAGTTCAATAGCACATATAGCCTTTATTACGGCTGTTGTGGTAACTGTGGCAACATTTAAGGTTGCAGAAAAAAGTCCTACGTCATTTAATTTTTTAAATGGTTATCACAGTTTAGGCAGATCAAGATCTTACACGATTTATCGTGATAAGAAAGGTAAGGTACATAAGGTAGAATTACCAGAAGGCGATCCAGGAGGAGAGCATGAGTAAAATTACTATAGCAAAAAAGGACCCAGGTGATAATCACTTTAGTGTAAGCCTTGTTAAAAGTGTGTTCCGTATGGTAGCTTGTGGCTTTTTAGTTTACGGCGGATATATGCTAGAGTTTTGGGGTTGGCCATTTATGGCGGCAGGAGCAATATTGTTTCTTGCAGAAGTACTTGGCATAATAGAGGAGATTGTATGATGAAGGAAGGTCCATTGAAACAACACGTAGAAGAAAATACTGATGGCGTAATCAAACAAAAGTTTATTACGTATCGAAAGAAAGACGGTATGCTTGTAAAAGAAACAAGTGTAAGACAGTTTCACGGCAATGGTGACTATAACGATAGTTACTATCATGAACCATTAGCAAAGATAAGTGATTAAGTATGGCAGAGAAGAAGTACTATTACAGTGAAATATTTCACTCCATTCAGGGTGAAGGACACTATACAGGTGTTCCGACTGCATGGATTAGGTTCTTCTTGTGTAACTTACAATGTAGTGGCTTTGGACAAATAGATCCAACAAATCCAGAAACATATGATTTGCCGTTTTTGGACTATGATGTAAGCCAAGTAAAAAGAGTCGAAGACTTGCCTGTATGGGAAAAAGGTTGTGACTCTTCTTATACTTGGGCAAAGAAATACAAACACTTGATGGGTCAAGAAACTCCTGAAGTATTAGCTAACAAGATTGTTGATATACTAAAGACGGATTCGAACCCAGAAGGCAAGTTCTTACATCCTATGAGTAAACAAACACAACACTTATGTTTTACAGGTGGTGAGCCTTTAATGGTTACAGGACAAATGGCAAGTGTTGGTATATATGAAGAATTAGAAAGACAAGGTAACTTACCTAGTTCGATGACTTTTGAAACTAATGGTACACAAAAGTTAAAAGATCCATTTAAGGAATGGGTAAAAAGAATTGATGAAGAAGTGTTCTTTAGTTGTAGTCCTAAACTGTTTACTGTATCAGGTGAACAGACTAAGAAAGCAATCATTCCAGAAGTTGTTGGCGAGTATAGACAAGTTTCTAAAGCAGGACAACTTAAATTTGTTGTTGGCTCTGAGCAAAGACAATGGGACGAAATGGACGAAGCTATAGAAAAATTTAGATCAGAAGGTGTTGACTGGCCTGTATGGATTATGCCAGTTGGTGCGAGAGAAGAAGAACAGACAGCGACAGCTGGAGACGTTGCGAAATTGGCTTTTCAAAGAGGCTATAATGTTGCGGCAAGAGTACACGTTTATCTGTTTGGTAATGCAATTGGCACTTAGGAGGTGTACTATGAAAACATTATTTACAATTTTAGCTTTGTTTACTGCGGTAGCAGTTTACACAGATGCAAACGCAGTTCAATGGCAAGAAAAGCCTGTGGTATGTATGGTTAAAGCAGACCTAGATATTGGACTTAAAGAAAGAGGTGAAATACTTATTTCAGGCGGTGTGCAGGAAACGACAGTACGTGACGTAGACGGATTAAGTGTTACTCCGGTTTTTTTACCGGTTTCAGTTTACACTAATCCAATTACTAAAACGTATACAATAGTAGAGTACCATCCTGGTTATGAAAGTTATTGTTTAATTAGCTATGGACAGGATTGGAAAATAATAGGGGAGAACTTATGAAGGACTTGTTAAAGAAAGTCAAAGATAAGTTTGTTAAACCAGACACTAGCAAAGAAACGGCTGAGGAAACAAGGCTACGTCTTTTGCAAGAAGAAAAGAAAGCGGCTGAAAAGGCAAAGAAACCTTGGGTAGCAGTTTTGAACACTCATGTGAATCCAAAAGATATCAAGAATGGATTCTTTGAGCTAGATTGGAATAACGAGTTTATTGAACAACTTTTAGATGCAGGCTACACAGGTGAGACAAACGAACAGATTGTTGATGCATGGTTTAAAACTATTGCTAGAAACATTTTGGAAGAACAAGGTTTGGATCCAAATCGTGAAGCTGGTTACATCAAAATTAACAAAAATAAAGATGGTAAGACAGAAGTTTCTTGACATTAGTAATATTTTGTGCTATAATTTAAACACAATAGTAATTTAAATAGGTAATACAATGAAATATGTTTTGGTAGATACTGCTAATACTTTCTTTAGAGCTCGCCATGTAGTACGAGGCGAACTAGATATTAAGGTTGGTATGGCATTCCATATTACGTTTAATAGTTTGAAAAAGGCATGGAATGATTTCGATGCTGATCATATTGTGTTTTGTTTAGAAGGTAGAAGTTGGCGTAAAGATTTTTATGAGCCTTACAAAAGAAATAGGCAAGAAACTAGAGATGCTCTTACAGAAGCACAACAAGAAGAAGATAAAGTATTCTGGGAAACATTTGATAGTTTTAAAAACTTCGTTACAGAAAAGACTAATTGCACAGTATTGCAACATGATGAGCTAGAAGCTGATGACTTGATTGCAGGTTGGTGTCAGGCACACCCAGATGATGAACACGTAATCATATCTACAGACGGTGACTTTGCACAACTTATTAGTCCTAAGGTTTCACAGTATAATGGTGTTAGTAACACAACAATTACACACGAAGGTTACTTTGACGACAAAGGTAAACGTGTAATTGATAAGAAAACTAAAGCAGAAAAACCTGCACCTAACCCAGAGTGGTTACTATTTGAAAAGTGTATGCGAGGTGATACGTCAGACAACGTGTTTAGTGCATATCCAGGTGTAAGAGTAAAAGGCACTAAAAACAAAGTAGGCTTACAAGAGGCATTTGCAGATAAGAGTAACAAAGGTTATGCTTGGAATAACTTGATGTTACAACGTTGGGTTGATCATGAAGGTCAAGAACACAGAGTATTAGATGATTACAATCGTAATGTAACACTATGTGATCTTACTGCACAACCTGAAAATATTAAAGAAAAGATAACAACAACAATCAAAGAGAATGCACAACCTAAGAATGTTAAGCAAGTAGGTTTGCGTCTTATGAAGTTCTGTGCATTGTATGATATGCAAAGAATAACTGATAATGCTCAGGCTTATGCTGAGCCATTACAAGCGAGGTATCCTGTATTATGACAAGTTTAAAAGCAAACGAAATTTTAAAAAATAAGTTTTGGATCATCGAGGACACCGACAAAAAAGAAAAGGTTGGTACTCTATCCAAAGATCAAGATAATAGATTTATGTATAGTTGCGATGCTGGTTCTTATTTTTATGACAATAAGAATGCAGTTGAAAAGCAATTAGGTAACATACTATGGACAAAAGGTGATATTACAGATAAGGCATCACCAAGCAAAGAGATCTATAATTTACCAACATCAACTACACCATATAATACTATGTACGATATTAAACGTAAATTTGGCTTGTTTACTAAAAGTAAAAAGTCTAAGAGTTTATATTGTGCAGGTTATTTTTGTATTCATTTTGAAAAGGGTTGGGTAAAAAGTTTTTGTCCTAAGCTAGTTACACTAGAGAAATATGAATATAAAGGACCATTTAAGACCGAATTAGAAATGCGTCAGGAGTTAAGTAATGTCAACAGAGGCTAATTATAGTTCACACGATTGGCGTAAGAACACAGATGACGCCATTGTTGTTGCTTCAGATATAGGAATCAAATTAGAAGTAAACAAAAGCAAAGTAATCTTTACTAATCCTAAGACACTTAAAACTGAAGAAGTAGATGTTTCAAGACTTGTTAGAGTATTTGTAAATAATAGAGATGATCTAAAAAGGAGTGTCAAATAATGTCAGAAGTTAAACCTTTAAATCCTATTCCGCTACAACAGTTCATTGATAAGGTGAAAGTAGCAGATGTACAAAAGACTCCAGAGATTAGACTTACACTACAAGAGTCTAAATTACTTGCATTTACACTAGGCGAAGTAATGTCTAGATTGCATGGTGATTTAGAGAAGCTAGTAGACCAACAAAATAAGACTGAAGAAGTTATTAATGTAGCCGCAGATGGCGGACAATCCTGGTAACACCTAAGCTCATATCCTAGTAATATACGTATATTACTCTCAAAAAGAGATAAATATATGTATAGAGGAAAAAGATGAGCAGACCTAAACCAACAGTAGTGCTAGAGCACGTTAATAAAAAAACTTATAAATCTGAGCAAGTCTTAGATGCGGAAGCCATTTGGGCTGTCTTTCATAAAGACAAACCTTTTAATTTAAAAAGTTCAAACGTATTAACAAACTATCCTGGACCTAAATACAAAAAAGTATCTTTTTCAAATCCAGGTCATGCACACAATCTTGCTAAAAAATTAAACGACCTATTCAACTGCGATGAATTTACAGTGGTTAAACTTACTGCTGGCGAAACAGTAAAAGAAGAATAATCATGAACTGGAAAGAAACCTATACTAAGGTGTTCTTGAAGCAGGCCGATATAGCGATAAGCGAAAGCTCTATGAAAGAGTATATGCCTAAGTGGTGGCAAAACACTCGCGATGTTGGTGGGCTAAGATTAACAGAAGAAGGTATGATATTCTTAATGGAAAAGATTGATCTTGCTACATATGATGTACCATTTCCTGCAGACTTCAAAATAACTACACAGGTTATTTTATTTTTGGACAAGTTTATTGACTGTCCTTACTACGTTACAAACAAGGGAATCACAGTAACGGAAGAAAAGAAGGCACTCGAACTGCATCTTTTCAGTGGTGATGTCCGTAAATATGGCCTAAACAAAGCTCTAAAACGGACAGACGAACACGTAAACCCTTGATATTATTAGACTTTTTTTCTTAAAAAAATTGCATTTTCTGGTTGACCTTTTGAATAATAGGTGCTATTATATATACATACTTAGAAATTAAGTACGGCACTGAAACAAATAAACAAAGGAGTACAAAGTGGAAAACATCGCAGTAAGACAAGTTAGTCCAAATGGTGCAAAGAAGAGCATTATTAGGGCATTCAAAAAACAAAGACCTATTTTTATTTGGGGACCTCCAGGTATTGGTAAGTCAGACATTGTATCACAGATTACAGATACATTTGATAACTCACATTTAATTGACGTTAGATTGAGTTTATGGGAACCTACAGACGTTAAGGGTATGCCATATTACTCTGCTAACGATAACACAATGAAATGGGCACCGCCCGTTGAATTGCCAGACGCAAAGATGGCTAAGAAATATAAGACCATCGTTTTGTTTTTGGACGAAATGAATTCAGCCGCACCAAGTGTACAAGCCGCGGCTTATCAGCTAATCCTTAATAGAAGGGTTGGTACTTATAAATTACCCGATAATGTTATGATTGTTGCCGCTGGTAACAGAGAAGCAGATAAGGGTGTAACTTACAGAATGCCTGCTCCATTGGCGAACAGATTTGTTCACTTGGAGATGAAAGTAGACTTTGATGATTGGTTTGCTTGGGCAGTAAACAATGACATCCATAAAGATGTTGTAGGTTACTTGACATTTAGCAAGAAGGACTTGTATGACTTTGATCCTAAGAGCCCAAGTCGTTCATTTGCTACACCTCGTTCATGGTCGTTTGTTTCCGATCTTTTGGAAGACGATGACGATGAAGCAACCACTACAGATCTTGTAAGTGGTTCAGTCGGCGAAGGACTTGCCGTTAAGTTCATGGCACATAGAAAAGTGTCAGCTCAATTACCTAACCCAAGTGATGTACTTGTTGGTAAGGTTAAAACAATGGAGACTAAAGAAATCAGTGCCATGTATTCCTTGACTGTCTCTCTTTGTTATGAGTTGAAAGAAGCGATTGATAAGGGCGATAAAAAGTTTGACGATAAAGTGAATAACTTTTTACGTTTTGCGATGGATAACTTTGATACCGAATTGGTTGTCATGGGTATCAAACTTGCTCTTACTCAATATCAACTTCCAATCGATCCAGATGAAGTTGAGTGTTTCGATGAGTTCCATGAAAGATACGGCAAGTATATCAAAGCCGCACAAGGAGAGACTGCCTAATTTGGGTAGTTTGGGGAGAATCTTTTTTGGTTCTCCCCTTCTTTTTGGTTGACAAATCCATTTAAATATACTATAATATACATATAACAATTAGGAAAAGATGGCACAAATGACTAATATAGCAACAGATCAAGGGCAAGAAGTTTTAGACAGATGGGAAGAGATCAAGAAAAAAGCTGATCAACAACCTGAGATTACTGACGAACTTAAAGCAGAAGTACTAGACAAAATTATCGTAGCAAGAGTAGGCTTACTACTTAGACATCCATTCTTTGGTAACATGGCTACAAGACTTATCATTAAAGAAGCAACAGACTGGTGTCCTACTGCCGCAACAGATGGTAGACACTTATTTTATAGTGTTCCTTTCTTTGCTAAGATGACTAACAAAGAAGTTGAATTTGTTATTGCACATGAAATACTTCATTGTGTATATGACCATATGACACGTAGAGAAGATAGAGATCCACAGGTACATAATATCGCGGCTGACTATATTGTAAACAATACATTAGTTAGAGATGGTATTGGTGAGAAGCCTAAGGACATTCCAATTTATCAAGACTTTAAATATGATGGTAAAACATCAGAAGAAATCTATGATGAGATTTACAAGAAATATGACGAAGAAGAATTAAAACAATTAGGTCAATTACTTGACGAACACGTTGACTGGGATAAAGATAATCAGGACAAAGGTTCAGGTAAAAAAGGCAAAGGCAAATCACCTAGTGATAAGCCTAGTTACTCTAAGGACGAACTACGTAAGATACGTGATGAAATCAAAGAGAACATGATGGCTTCTGCACAGGCGGCAGGTGCTGGTAAGGTTCCTAAAGAAGTTGAAAGAATGATTAAGGAACTTACAGAGCCTAAAATTACTTGGAGAGAATTACTTAGACAGCAAATCCAAAGTACTATTAGAAACGACTTTACATTCCAAAGACCTTCACGTAAGGCTTGGCATAGTGGTGTAGTTCTTCCTGGTATGAACTATGATGAAACAATTGATATTGCTATTGCAATTGATATGTCAGGTTCTATTATGAACGAACAGGCACAGGACTTCTTAGGTGAAGTAAAAGGTATCATGGACGAGTATCAAGACTACAATATTAAGTTGTGGTGCTTTGATACTAAGGTTTACAACGAACAAGACTTTACTGCTGACAATGGACAAGAGTTAATGGACTACGAGATCTTTGGTGGCGGTGGTACAGACTTTGATTGTAACTGGGAGTATATGAAGGAGAACGATATACAACCTAAAAGATTTATCATGTTTACAGATGGTTATCCTTGGGATAGCTGGGGTGATGCTGACTACTGTGATACAATCTTTGTAATTCATTCAAACCATGATAAGAACTTACAGGCACCATTTGGTATTACTACTCACTATGAGGAGGCAAAAAGAAATTGAAGCCAAATGCACTAAACTTTTTTGATATGAGGGAGACCAAATTTGCCGGCCCTCATTTCGAAGTTATGAATCTAAAGCAACAATATAATTTGGAAGATGCTTTACGTAAATGGATTCTAACAAATCTAAAAGGCAGATTCAATATTGGAAAACAAATGGTATTGGATAGCCAAAACCAATATCAAAATCATCTTACGGTAGGATTTGAAGATCCAAAAGAGCTATCTTATTTCATGTTGGCGTGTCCACATTTGAAGTACTAATAAATATTAAGTAGGTATATAATTATACTACTATTAATAGGAGAGACATAAATGTCAGAAGAAAATAAAACTGCACAGGCTCCAGCAAATGAGCCTAGTATGGCAACTGCACCGACGGGTGCTCCAGCCGGTACTCCAGTGCAAGAACTAACAGTTCAAGACTTAGGAGTATTAAAAACAATCATCGAAGTCGCACAAAGTCGTGGTGCTTTTAAAGCCAACGAACTAGAAGCGGTAGGAAAGACGTATTCTAAACTAGAATCATTTCTTGCTTCGATTCAAAACCAACAAGTAGCAAAAGATCCAAATGCTCCAGCACCAGCAACTGCTCCGGCAACTGCTCCTGCAGGTGAGCCAATTGATCCAACTACAGGAGAGGTAAAATAATGGCCCTTAAACACATAGGAAGATTCAAAGACAACGGAAGAAAAGTTGCCGTTGTTTTCAGAACATTACCAGATGATCCAGATAGTGCTTTAGTAGTACAAACTGAGAACTTAGGTGATGCAGAGCATGACGTATTAATTAATATGTTAGAAAGCAATACAGGACAAACTGCTGATGAATTAGCAGATGCTATGCAACGTACTCCATTAGGAGACGGTAGCATTATGTTAGCTAACTTTCACGTTAACGGCAAGTTAACTAAAGTTAAAACAAGCGACATTGAGATGACACCTGATACACAAACTACAATTGGCCTTGATGAGTTAAACAAGGTTATTGCAGAACAAAAAGGCGTATCAGTTGCTGACTTGGCTGTCGGTGGTACATCAGTGGAAGAAGTAGGTTCAGTAAGTGCACCAGCAACTACAGTACCAAGCGGTGAAGCGGCGGCTACTGTAAATGCGGCAAAAGAACAACCTTTATCAGACGAAGATCTAGCTAAAAACATGAGAGCTGATGCTGATAGAATGTTCAAAGAAGCTGAAAGACTACGTAAAGAAGCTGAGGATTTAAGCCCTAGTAAGAAGGCCAAATCCAGTGCCAAGGCCTAGGACAAAGTCCAAAAGGCTTCCGGTAGAAGTTGTTTCTAAATGGCCCGACGTATTCGGAGACGTAGACGTTCACGCCATTCCGTTAGAGTACTTAGACTCGTTAAGAGTGCGTTTTAATAACGGCAAGACTTGGGAAGTAACAGTAGACCTAACTAAGAACCCTGTTAAACAACTCGAAAAGACCCTTAAAGACCTGTTTAATACTTATGATAGCAGTATTAAACACGTTGATTTCAAGCTAGATACGGACCGCATTAAAAAAGATGTGCAAAAACGTACTAGAAAGTTCATTAAGCATCGTAAGTAATATTGTTAAAAAGGTATAAATACATATAACAGATCCAGGAGTTATATAGAATGGCATTAAAACTTAGAAGAGGTACAGACTCACAAAGACAGCTAATCACACCAGCTGATGGTGAATTAGTATATGCAACGGATACCAAAAAGCTATACATAGGTGACGGTACTACTGCTGGAGGAAATCCAGTTGATACAGCCGGTACGGCACTAGGTTCAAACCTTTCATTAAACAACTATAACTTAACTGGAACAGGTAACATTAACATTGACGGTAACATGACACTTACCGGCAATATTACTGCTGATGGTAACTTAACATTAGGTGGTAATTTAACTGTTGGTGATGCTAACACAGATACATTAAATTTAACTGCTAAAATTGAATCACACTTATTACCAGATGTTGATAGTGCTAGAAACGTAGGTTCTAGTGTATTAAGATGGGGACAAGGACACTTTGGAAGTGTACACGTAACTGATGACATTAATGCTGGATCCGTTAATGCAAACATCATTGGTGATGACAGTACAGTAATTTTAAATAAAGCAACTGGAGCCATTAATGCTTCAGGTACTTTTAAAGGTGATATTAAAGCAACTGACAACTCAAGTTTCTTTAATGCAACTTCAAAGGCTGTTAACGCAGGAGCAGGTACATTTACAGGTGCCGTTAGTGCTTCAAGTGTAACTGCTGAAAGCATTGTTGGTAACTTCAAAGGTACTATTGTTGGAGATGATTCAACTGTACTAGTTGATGCTGTCAACAGTAGATTAAATTTAACTAACGGTGAATTAAGTATCATTGGTGGAGTACTAAAATGTACACAAAGTATTTTCCAAATTAGTGATACAACAGAAAACATTAATACAGAATTACATATCTATCACGGACCAGGTGGAAACTTTGGTTCACAAAAAATTCATTCAATTGGAGGAAGTGATTCATTAGATCCAGGTGGTATTGCATTTAGAGGTTACAAAGGTGGCTTCATTGGTTCAGGTAATGAAACACAAATGGCGGCTGGTGACTACATTGGTCAGCTAACTTCACAAACATTTGATCCAGTACACAATGGTGGAACAAGTATTCTATCATCACAGATTGCATTTAGAATTGATCCAGATGAGTCTGTTGCAAATGATACTGCAAAAGGTCAAATAGAATTTATTAATAACAAAGGAACAGGTACTTCATTAAGTGTAAGTGTTATGGTGTTTGATGCACAAGGTAGACTTGGTGTAAACAAACAAAATCCTGCTTCAAACTTAGACGTAGATGGTACTGCTGAATTCTCAGGTACTGTAAAATTTGCAAGTATGACAACCGTAGAAAGAGATGCTTTATCAAGTGTTGCTCAAGGTATGGTAATCTACAATACTACTGCAAGTAAATTCCAAGGACGCACAGGCGTTGCTTGGGTAGACTTACACTAAATTATAAGGATTTTTTATAAAGCGAATGCTTAAGGCTAATCGTGTCTTGTCTGTATTATTAATAACTTTGTGTGGTTGATTAATATCAAACATTACAGGTTTATTTAAAGTAAACCTAGCTACTTCTTCAAACGTACTATCTGGACTAAAAACTTTATAGCTTTTACCGCCACCTGCTACAGTTTCATCTTCTATAATAATTTCTTTACCTGTTAGATGCTTATACATTTCTGTATGTGTATCTTCACAGTTTTGTACAGGAAAGTTTAG